TGCAGTTCCATTTACACGAATTAAAACATTTGAGTTGTTAGGTATTTTTATTCTACTCCTTGTGCTATCACCTTCGACATAAGCATAGCCACGTGTATTTCCTTCTGTATAACCTGATAGAACTAATCTATGTATTTCACCCTCTACTTGTGGTTTGTTTTTATCTGCAGATGTATATTTAATAATTAAATCATTTGATGTTGGTGGTAATAGTAGTCTTGAATCTCTTGTGTTACCAGAACCAACCACAAACGGCTTGCTTTTTCTTTGCAATTTAGAGTATATAATACTTTTAGCATTCGATCCAGAAAATAACGACATATTGCTAAATAAACTCTTTAAACTAATAGGTAAAGAACCTGTTGACGCAAGACAGGGGTAAAGCGGTGCGTTAGCATTAACAGAAACAACGGGTGTCCCACCATAAGAAATGCAACTTTCTTCGGTCACAAATGCAGTAGGTGTGCAAGATGGGTTGGTGGAAGGGCAAAACAAAAAGAACGGACCATATTGGTTAGATCCATCTGCATCAGTTGAAACCACATAGTCTCCCGCAGGTTCTAATGTATCTAGTATTTTTATCAATCTGACTTTCGTAGATGTGTTTGCACCGACTTGGTAATTCTTAATTTCTAAAATTCGCCAGTAGCTATCTTTTATAAAAATCTGATCATTGAATTTAAAACTAAATATGTCTACTGCATCAAGATTTAAATAGCAATCCATAATCCTAGCATCTACACTGTATAGTTGGTCGAGGTATTCTTTCCAATATAAAAAATAAAGTGCATTGACACCCCAGTTAATAGAATTACTCTGATAATTAAAAACAGTCAAATTAGGTGCAGAAGGTGGTGCGAAATTCCAATTTAAAGATTTGTTTGCGGGTGTTAGAGTATACTCATTATCAACGGGTGTAATATCATAAGGTGTGCAAACGGGGTATGTTGTGAAATTATATGCAGTAGCAGTTCCCGTAGCAGTTATATTGTGTAGATAATAAGTGACACTTGCATCTGCAACATCTTTGACTGTTGTAGCTGTTCCACAATAATAAAATAATTTTGGTTTGGTTGATTCTAATTTAGGAACTGTAAACCCCTCATCGTTTGCTTCGTAACCGATTTCATATTGCACTGCCATATTAGGAAGCTCTGTTGTGTTATTGCCATCATCATCATTAACAAAAACCATCTGGTTAATAAACGGCGAAAAGACGGCATTGTTTTTTAATTCACCTTTTGCAAAATCATTTGTTACCTCATCAATTTGTAGTTTTCCGTAAACACTAACAGAGGGTAAAAATTCTCTAATTGATTTATTCATAAGGTCGTTGTCATCAAGGTCAGATAAAATGATTTTTTTCTTCTGCAACGTGGTGGTGTCTGAAACTACAACTTCTTTTGAAACATCAAGTTTGTCTGTCCAGAATTTAGTGCCACCTTCTTGTATGTAATCATTGTATGGTTTTATGATTAAATTGCCTGCATCTTCTGGATCACTTAAAACGACTAAATTAAATCTTTCAATAATATCTTTTATAAATGATTTCTGCGTTAAGTTCTCACCAATGTTTTGCGGTATATCTACATTACCGCCATAAATGTTTGTGCTACCTACATTATAATTTGCAGTAATTAAATTATACCAACCGTTAGATCCACCATAAATACCAAGTTGTCCTAGTCGAACAAAACCGTCTGGCTGACCTCCTACTTGCTCGACACCTGTAACTGTCCACATTATTTGTGCTTTTGTATTTACAGGCATATTAATAATTGGTATTTCAACTTCCATGGGGTAGCTAACAGCATCATTTCCACTAAATGAAATTATAGGTTGTCCCCAATAAGCAACCGAATTATCTACGACATTATTTGTATCGTCCCATTTATACAAAACCATAGAAACTGTTCTTCCGCTTGTATTACAAGAACCGACTCCAGAATTCATTTGCAATACAAAATTAAGTGTTAAGCTCTGCATTTCGGTATCTACTCTTTTAAAGTTATTATAAGTTGCATCCCATATACTGTTGGGGTCTGATCCCTCATCTGCGGTAAAAGGAACAAAAACAGATGGGTCATTCAATGAGCAACCCATTGAATCGCCAATATAAAGAGCATCTGGCTGACTGTTTGCACCGCCAAAGAAAAACCCGTCTGGTGTAGATGCATCTGATTCTACAAAGGGAGCAGGTCTGTCAAACTCATTCCCCGTTGTCATAAACAGTTTGCCAAAATAATTTCCGTCAATAAAATCCGAAGTATAAGAAAATCCAGCTTTTGCAATAATTAATTTAAATAAAGCTCTCAATTGAATTGCTGGTCTAAATTGTGTTATATCAACTGATTTTGCACCCGCATCAACTCCCAATGTGTTAGATGCAGTTTGATTCATATTAAGATATTCCTCTACGTTCCCTTGGTAATAAAATCTCTCTTTTGTTATTGATATAGGGTAGACAATTTTAGAAACACCCGCATCGCTATCATATAAAGAAGTTCCTGCTGTATTTTGTAAAGAATTCCCCCACGATGCCGACAAATTGGTCGCACTAAAAACATGATTAAACTCGTTACTGTAAGTCCCGTCATCATTTAAAAAAACATCTTTCAATCTCTGCTCACCAATAACAGAAAACAAATCTGCTGTGTTAGACATAAGCACGACCTCGTAAACCTGTGCTTTTTTATATACTGACTTTAATTGTATAAAACCTTCAAACTGCGTTGTTGTTCCATAAAACAAGACCGCACTAAATTTTTCCCTCGTGCTGAAAACTAATTGTGTTAAATTGACATTAAACCAATTTTGGAAGAACTCATTGTTGTTATCTGTGAATGGTAATTTAAATGTTTGAGAGTAACTTGCTTTTCTTTTCTCTGGTTCTTTAATGTCAGAAAACTGAAAATTTAAAGACACGCTGGGGTTTTCTTGCAGATCTAATTCATAGGTCTGAATGTCTGATGATCCCGCAACGGGTTTTCTATATGCAACTAATCTCATTTTAGCCATTATGAATTCGTATTTACAGGGTTAGCGTATTCGATATTTATAGTGTATTGTATTTTTACTTTATTATTTGCAACTGTCTTTTTTACAAAACTCTTGTCCGTAACCATTACGGGAACGGTGTATGTTGTATCATCATTTTCTACAATATGAACATTTGTTGACATAATTAAATTTTCTAAAAACTCTGCCTCTGCCTCACTTATAAAATCTGTGTTTATAGTTTCTTTAATCATGGCATCTGTTTTTCTTGTTCTTTTCCCACGATCAAAATTGTTATATGAATAAGTAGCGCTATTATAATCACCCAACAATGTTTCGTAATTATTTCTCTTTACATTAAGTGTCTGTGTTGACTTCATTTTAAAATTGTAATAGTCCCAACACCCCTTGCTGTTTATCCAAGCTAATCTCCTGACCTTAAAACCCTTGCAGTTGTCATCATCTTTTACGAAATAATAAAGAGCAGATTTTACTGTTATAGAATTCGAATCATAAGCCTGAATCGTGTAATATGCCCAATTAGAAAAACCAGAAGGTCTTGCATCTGTGTTTCTTGATTGTGCTTGTAAATTAGCAGGACCACAACCAAAATGCACTAATCTCTCTGCATCGGTATTTACTTCTGTATCTGGGTTAGCACCACCATTAGCATTGGTATTTGCAATATATTCTATTGCAGTTCCGCCTGGTGAATTTATTACATTATTAGCGCCATCGTAAAACTTTATACCAATATAGTAAGCATCACTTCCAAAATCAGTGACTCCGTTTAACATTCCGATTGTATGGTAATCTGTTGTTCTTACTTTATTTCTGATAACAGACGAATTAGGCAATTCATCTAAATAAGCAGGTGCATCGCTTAAAAACTTTTTTGTAGAACCATCTAAAGAATAAGTCGCAAAAGCAGTGTCTTGAAAATCAGCGGTCCCTCTTGCAGTTTCTAATGGTAAAGATGCTTGTATATATCTTTTTGTGTCATTAACAGTTGTTGAAGTAACATCTGCTGGTGATGTAGTTGCACTTGTAGAATAAGATTGATATGCTTTTACATAGATAGTTTTTACTTGATTTAAATTAACACTAAATGGTGTTGTTGCAACATTAGCACCCAAAAGATGAATAGGTTTTGTGGTATCATTCTGGTCTGCGACAGTATCCTGTAATTGAGAATTAACTATTTCTCTGACATCAAAAATAGCCGCAACATTTGAAGTCCCCGAAGTAGATCCATTTTTTCTTTGTTTTAGTTTTCCTATTATTGTGCCAGAAGCATCATCTAGACGAATCTCTAAAATAAATTTAAAATAAAATAAACCAGAAATATCTGTCTGCTTAACAGCATAAGGTATTATAGGGTTCCAATTGGTAATAACAGGTGATGTTGTTGAATCTCCTATTGGTTCTTGTTCAAATGATATTGTTCCTAGTGCCATAGTTTATTTTTTTAATTATACGAAATACTGGTCCAGATTTAAGTTCTTTTGTAAATCTCTTGCTAACGCACCTTCAAGCGCTGGTGTAAGGTCTTCTAAATTTTTTTTAAATGGTATAGAAAAGAAACCACTATGTGATAACCCTTTGCGATGAATAGACACTGCTATAAGCCATTTTAATGCACTTCGTGATATAAACCTACCTTTTGCATCTCTCGTGCCTTCTAAGCCCTTTTTTATAACCCACTTGTCAATAGCACTTGGTGGTATAGATTTTGAAGTTGTTTTGAATGCAGGTTGATTTTTAAAACCAAATAAATCATTTGCAAATTTACTATTTAGTTGACTTGTTTTGTTTTGTGTTCCTGTAACCCCTGTGTCAACAAAACCGCCGTAATCATTCATAGTAAAAGAAACAACGGGCATGTTTTCAAAATCTCCCTCCACTCCATAAGACAAAGAACTCTGCAATTTGCTACCACCTTTACCAGATCCATCGAGGTATTGCTTTGCTCTCTCAACTTGTTTTTGTCCAAAGACTTGTAATGCTTGTGTAAAATTCGGGTATCTACTCATGATTATGTATTAGGGTTTTGAGGGACATCGCATAAATTATTTTCATTCTGGCAGGTGATACTGAATGTGCCACCCCACCCCGTGAGCATATTTGCAAACCTACTTGTAAAAGGTGTGAGATTTATTGGCATTTCAATATCTGTTCTTTGATCCGCCCACGATGATGTTTGCACCGCTTGTCTAAAATTAGCAATTACATCTTTCATCATTAAAAGAGTTTCGGAATAAGCATCTGTCTGGTCTGCTAAATCTTCTTGTATTTGGTCTGCTATTATAACATCAAAAGAATATGTTATTGTTTGTGCATCTACATTAACAGGGTTTGGCTCGACATACAACAACGGAAAATTGTTTAAGTCCATTTTTTCAATGTCAACATCATTTAAACTTCCCGTGTTGAATGATTGTATTACTTTTGATTTTTCTGCAATCTTTTCGAATGTATCTATCATCTCACGGTAGGTGATGCTCCTGTATGTTTTATTAGAATTTTGCGCCATTTCTTTCTTTTTCTAAAATAAATAAATCCTGTTGGTAAGACAGGAATGTTAATGCTTCATATATTTTTATTTTCGTTACGGGTTCAATCTTCAAAACATCACCCCCCGCCAAGTTGTATAAAATCGAATACCAGCCCCATTTTTGTTTATATCTCTTTTCTGTCGTTATCCTTCTTTCGTGTGGTGTTCCTTCGTTTTGCGTGATTTTAACCTCTCCAAATAACTGTTGGAATCTGGCAAAAGTTTGTCGCCTAAATGAAAAAAAAAATTCATAACTCCCAGAGCATAATTCATTGGTAAATCCAGCATCAATTCTTCTTTTTCCCTTGTGGGTTCGTAGTCTTCTATTTCATATCTGTCCCAGTAGCTAACCTCACCAATTTGTTTTCTGTATAATACTGACATAATTTTATGTAGGTTATCTGTTGCATTTTCACAGTATGTTTCTAAATCAACGAACTCACCTGTTGTCATTTTACTCATGTTTGGTATCACTCCGTATTTTTCTTTTTTAAACTCAATGTGTCTTTTCATCTTTATGCTTGAAGGATCTTCTTTTGTCATATTTAACACAACATCTGCAACTTTGTTTAAATCATTATATGCCATACCCTTCAAAACCTTCTTGCTCAAACCACAAAATATAGCCACTATTTCAAGCGACTTTGTTTTCTCATCTTTTTCTGTTTCCAACACCTTCATAAATTTTTGGTATTGTCTGACTGTTATATCGCCCCAAGTATCAGGAACTGTTAAATTAATCTGCTTCATTTTTTATAAATATAAAATTATTGTTTTTGTCTAACTAATATAGTATTTTCCAGAATAAGACACCATCAACTTGTTTAGGCAAACATATCGAACCGCATCAATCGTATGGTTATATGCGTCTATTGGTTTATTAGTGATTTCATTATTCTTGTCTTTTATCCATTTATAATTGCGGAATTCTTTTATTGCATTCTCACTTCTTTTTGTGATAAACAGCTTGTGTCTTCTCATGACATCGATTCCAATACGCACACTGTCTGGACCTTTTTTTGCACCTTTGATATTAATGCCACCCATTCGAAATATCTCCTCTATTGACTTTGGCTCGCTACTGTCAGCAAAGATTTCAATGCTTCTGTCAATTCCTAAATGCTTGATTTTATTTGCAATATCTTGATTTGTTAAACCCTTTTCGTAAAGTAATTCATCAATGTATAAATCTAAATCATGTTTATATATTTTGACTAATGATGTCGGATCTGCAGAGAAACCAAAATCTAAACCTAGAGCAACCTCTTTTGCATTTTCTGGAACTTCGTCCACTATATTAAATGACGGGAAAATGGTTTCGGTAGCAACACCCCTTTGCCCCTCACCAAAAACCCGCCATAAATTATCGTCAACCTCTTTTAATCTTTCTATTTCTGAGATTGTATTCTTTTCTAAAAATGGGTTGTCTTTATATGTGGAAATATGAAAGTCAACATCATCTCTGTCTGCATCTATTATCTGACTATATAACCAGTGAAACTCGTCCGAGGGGTTGAAATCAATTATAATTTTATAAGTCGTCCTTAATGCTAATTGTGTGTATTCATCGAATGTAAATTCGTTAGCTTCATTCATAAACAGAACACAACGCTTCCGCCCTCTCACCCTTTGTGGCTGATCCACGCTGATAAACTCAAATACGTTTCCGTAAAGGTGATATGTTCCGCTTGACTTGTTGTGATTCTTTTCATCGTAAAGGTTTTCTTTCTGCAGGATCTCAAAAAAATCTCGCATCGAAGTCCCTCTCAAGCTCGGAAATGTTTTTCTTGCTATTGTTATATATAAATTCTTTCCTTTGTTTTTATAAGCGAATTCAATTAATGCCAATAGTATAGAGTATGTTTTACCGCTCCTTGTCCCCCCTTGTAAAACACAAATTCTTTTATTAGAATTTTTTATGTCATAATATGGTTTCGCTTGTTTCATCATCTTCGCTGATCCATGACGGCGGACTTGCAGAAACATTTACGTTTTGGTCTGGCAATCCTTCTATCCTGTCAAGTATTTCTTTTATTGCTTTTAATTTTTCATTGTTATTAGAATCATTACTGAATGCTATTTTTATTAACATCTTTGCAATAGGGCTTCCGAACTCACCGACACCACCGATTGCTTTGTCTTGTGTTGACAATAATTCTTTTAATACAGTAGCAACATTCCTTCTGCCCTTTGGTCGACCTCTTTTTTCTGGTTGGTTCTCAGAACTAAACTGTGTTGCTTTATTTGGAAATTTATTCATTTTTCTTTTTTATTTTTCTATATATAACAAGGCACGCGTTTGAACATAGATCATCATTTTCTGGTAAATACGTTATGCTGTTTCCTTCAATAATCTCCTCACATATATAGCATTTTTTCTTTTTCATTATTTTATAAATATAATCATAGTCCCAGTAATGTAAATTCATTCCGTTTTCTCACCGTTAAACCCCACTAATAGGTATTTTTAATATAGGGTTAATATCATATCTTCTTTTGTTGCTATTTTTTTTTCTGCTGTTGTCTTGTTTTACAATGTGAGAACCCCATTTTTTTTGCAACAATAGATTCTGTTTTTTTTCAATTTCAACATTCCTATAATCTGCACACCCCCCCTTAATAGTTGCTTGTTCACATTCATAATGATACATATTTAGTCGTAAATTTTTTCTGTATTTATTTAAAACTTGCAGTGTCATGTCGTAATCTTCTTTTAAGAATAAATCTTCATCGTATCGCAAATCATTGTTTCTGTGTGCTTGAAACGGTCCGCCTATATATGACAAAGTCCCAAATGGTGTGTATTCTCTATATGCACCCTTATCTGCTAAACAATTTATGCCCCAGTATTTAACGTCTAAGTCTTCTGCTAATTGAATGCCCTCTAGTATCATATCCACAACCTGCCCTTCGTTTAATTTTTGTTTTTTATTACAATTAAATCTGCCAAAACTTTTAATATCATCATCAACTGTGATTACATTTTTTTCTTTTGCATTATCCAGTATATAATTCCACACCCTTGCTAGGTTTCCTTGGATCTCATCTGGTATAGCCCAGATTTTATTGTGAATTTTTTTGTATTCTTCTGCTTCGCTTTCCATCACCACATAAGTAATAAAAGGTAAATACTTATGCGTTTTAGCAATTGTTGATCTTTTATAGCTTGGGCTAAATACTTGAAACATATCTTTGTAATTTTAAAATTCTAACTTCATTATGCAAATCGAATACTTTTTTGAGCTTATAATTTTTAAAAATTCTAATTATCTCGTCATCGATAAAATCTCTATAATGAAATTTGTTATAGTGAGTTGTTTTTTTACTAGGGTAGCTGACATAAATTTCTTTGATTTCACATCGTTCTGCTAAATCATTTAAAATCTCTGGTTTTTCTAAATGCTCTATTGTTTCAATGCTTACTAAAATATCAGCTTTTTTTGTAAAATCTTCTATTCTTGTTTGTTCAAAAATACAATTCTCTCTCAAAAAATGTTTATTCGCCCAATTTATTGCACCCTTGTCAATGTCTATACCAATTATATTTTTTACATCTGGGTTCTTAGCAATAGAATATGTCCCATAACCACAGCCGCAACTAACATCTAAAACTGTTCCATACAAAAATTGCCTTACTAATGTATATCTTTCTATATGTCGTCTGTTTAAAATATCTATTTCAATACTTTCAAGTTGTTGCAAATCAAAATAAATTCTTTCTCTTGCTTTTTTCATTTTTTATTCAAGTATTTAGTTCCATTTATAACTCTGCCTATACCTTTTGACCACGGCTTTCCGTTTGATCTTTTGCTAGAAACACTTTTTAAATCAAAATGGGTTTGTGCCTGTAGCCAGTCAATGTCATTATCAAAAAATAAAACCACATAATTATGCGATTCATCTAAATACTGTGAAAACTCAATTTCTGGATCTTCATCTATTTTATCAATGTTTAGACCTAGTTCAACGTGTTTAAAGCCCCAGTCCGTTAGTTCTTCAACATCAAAGTAATTTGCAAGTGCATCCATGTCGAACTCACCACCCGATTTGTTTAAACGTATATTCAATTCTCTTTCTTGTTCTTTTGATAGATCCAGAACAACGCAAGAAATTTTATCGTAATTTAAATCTTTGCAAACTTTTAAACGCTGATGCCCGCCGATTACTGTCATATCTTTATTTAATATAATGGGGTCGACCAAGCCAAATTTTTCAACTGATTGTTTCAAATCATTATATTGCTTTTTTGATATTTGTCGCGGGTTATATTCTGCGGGTTTTAATTTTGATATTTCAATTTCTTTTGTTTTCATTTTTATTTAATTTTTTATTTAAATCTATCATTGCATATACATTTACACAAACATTTTCTAAATGCTTAATTCTGCAAAACATATTAAACATATTATCGTTCTCGGCTTTATTGTGGCAATCTCTACATAAGCCGATTAAATTTTCAATGTAATCTTTTTCTTTTTTACTTCCGAATTTTGACCTCTTTGTCAGATGGTGAATGTCGACTGCCCTATCTCCACACATCTCGCAAGGAATAAAATCTTGCTCGCCATAATCAAAAAAATCAAGATACACCTTCGTATGCCTCTGCATGTTTTCTTTTTCTTATATTAAAATCGTCTGTCTTTCCTGCTACAACAAATTTGCTACCACAAAAATAGCAACCATGATATTCTGTCATTAATGTCACTCTACTGCAACCGCAACAGAATCTAAACACTTGTCCTTTTTTTTTCATCGTCCTTGTCCTCTATATTTTTTAATTGGTTTATTATTTTTTGAGTGAATACCTTTACGCTTCTTGCGTTTCTTTTCCCTATATACCCAAACAGATTTTTTCATAAATCGCAACTTTTTTCATAAACCCTTCGCAAATTCTCTAATGTTTTTATGTTGCAAGATCCACAATTCGACCACTTGGCAGGGGTATTAAAAACCGCTTTGTATAAAACATTAAGTGCAACTTGGTTTTCACTACTTACTTTTTTTATTTTTTCTACTTCTGGAATAATTTTTTCGTATACTTTTTTTTCATCTTTTGTAAAAGGTCTTATGTTTTTAAAATTCGGAAACATGTTATTCAGTTTTTGCCTTCTTTCTTCGCATCCGCAATCATCACCAAAAATCATTTTTACTGCTTTACTGATACCCGTTTTGTCCGCTATCTTTTTTATGTCGTCGCCTAGCCCTTTACTTTTGCTCATTAAATATCTTTTTTACTTTTGTTATCGATTTGTATAATGTGTTTCTATTAATACCCGTTTCTTTTTCCATCTGGTTTAAGCTAAAATCCATCTGGTGATAAATTCGAAATACCTCTGAATCGAACCAATGGATCTCTTTTAATTTTTTATTTATTCTTTCAATATCTTTTTCTAGTTGCTTTTTTAACTCAACACCATCTTCGTCAATTATCCTGTGTATTCTATCAGGGGTATTATTTATATACTGATCTTGCCATGTTCCTAAAATAAATCTTTCATCAATGTGTTTGTAATACTTTCTATACTTTTTAAAATATGGTGATGTTTTACTATGGTATTGATTTATCATGATTCTTGCAATCCAGAAAATTAGTTCTCCTTTTTCAATTAATTTATTTATTTTTTCTTTGTCAGATTCATACAAAGCAACAATAGTATCATGTAGCAAATCATCACTGTCAGCATGTTTGCAACTCGTTATTTTGTCTGACACTTGTTTTAGTTTCAGATAATTTTTTTCCAGATAATCGCTTAGTTTCGACACAATTAAAAATTGTAGGTGTTTTTATATTTTTTAGCATATCGTATTCTGTTTTTGATAATTTGCTTGCTTCTATTTCTACAACTTCAAAACACTCATTTATTTTTTTATAAATATAACGAACGGTTGATTCATCTTGCTTTATGTCTCGCAATATATAATTTTGTTCCTTATGTTCTTTGCCGTGCTTATAGATTATTGTAAACAGCCAATTGTTAATATCATTATAATTCTGGTGTAATCTGTCTTTTCTACTATTAAAAAATGTTGGTTTTATTTTCATATTATGTTGCTTTACAAAAACAATCAGTTTCTCGATCCATATCTAAATTGTCAAACAATGACGTTTGCTTTTTAGAAATTTCGTGTTTATCTTCTACTGTTCTAAATGGTTTTTTTGATAAATCAATTATTTCATCTATTGTTTTATTAGTTCTAAGATCAAACCGTGGGTATTGTTCTGTTCCATATTTTTTCTCCATATCTAACCACCATTTTGCAGAACTTGGGTTTTCTTTTATAATCGTCAATCTTTTTCTCAATGATTTTTTAAAACACAAATCACAGTTTCCTTCATAATCTTTTAATTCTAAATCAAAGCATTGTTTGTCCCACCATGAACGAATAAAATTGCTGTCAACTTTTATATCGTCACATAGTGGGTATATTATATTTTGTTCTTTTGCTGTGTTAGATTTTCTGTGTCTTTCATCATATCTGATGCCAATAGCAGTTAAAACCTCTTTATATTTTAAAGATTTAATATACTTATTCATAGGTGTTTGTTTTAACTCCCTTGTGCAATTAGAAACAAATGGGTTTGGCATAGGGTATGCTTTCAGCATTTCTTCAAAAGGTTCACCATTCCTACTTGCAGTTTTAAAATCAACAACTTTGAAATCGGTTCCTTTTCCTTTTTCTTTATTTATCTTAGCTTCTAACCACACAACACCTAAACCCCAATGTTTGTCGCACTGATCTATAAATTTCAATGTTTCTTCTTTTTCTTTTCCTGTATTAGCAAAAACAAATAATTTGTCATAATTTTTGTATTTATCATAACTATTTAAAAACTGCCCCATAAAAGCAGATGTCCGTCCACCAGAAAATGTGCACACTAATAATTTCATAAGCTCAAATAGTTTTGTATTTCTTTTAATGTTTCATCTAACCCATTACAAACAACTGCTTTGTAATTTCTTTTATTTAAATTTTTAATCCATTGTAATTGATCTTTTGTTGGTTTATTATATCCGACTTTCAACTCTATTGCTAAACCATGATATTTGCCACGCGGTTCATATAAAAATAAATCTGGAAAACCTTTTTTATATCCAGATTTTTTTGCTCTCATTCTAACAGAAACGTGTGGTTGATAATTACCACCCATTGATCCACAATATAAAATGTTATTCAAATCTAAATACTTGCAAACTGCTTTTTGTAGATTATATTCTTTCATTATTTGCCCAATTTTTGCCCAATTATACTATTTGCTTTTTATATTTATTTGATTATAAGGTATTTATAAATAAAAGTTGTGACCCCAATGGGGTTATTTTATCTATAAAATTTATATATTAAATAAGAGATAATAGGCGTTGTCATTATTAAAGTTAAAATGTTAATATGTGGTTCACCACAAAAACCAAATAAATGCTTTATAAACTCAATCATTTTTTGATCCATTTAGTCTCTCCATTGTAATTGTTTCTCTGTTGTATATACCCAATACTTCGTAAGTGTTCATGATATTCTTTTGTTTTATTAATATCTTGTTCTATTCTTTTAGCATAATGTATATCATAATAATCTGGAAAAGCAATATCATTATAATAGTTACTTTTCTTTACTTTACTATTACTATTACTATTACTTATACTATTACTAGCATTGCCTTTGGTATGCGAACCCTCTGCGACCGCTTTGCCACTCCATCTTTTTTTAGCATTTTCTTTGGCAATTTCACTTTTTGAGTTGATTTTTTCTATGTGATCGTGTAATCTTTTTGAATAAAAGCACCCATCATCTAATACAAACAGGTCAAAATCTTCAATGACTTGTTTCAATTTTTCTGGATCACACTGTAAACCAAAAGCAATTTCTGTATAATCATCAACGCAAAGTTTATTCTCTTCTGTAAATAATAATTCTAATACAGACCAGAAAATCCCGTAGCCCTCATATCCTAATTTTGCTCTGAGTTTAATTATTCTTAAATCATTTCTGCTATTTGAATCATGATTGAAATATGTTTTTTTCATATATATAAAAATATAAAAAAACCCCCACGCACCAAAAAATAGAGAAAAAGAGGGTGGTGCGCAGGGACTTATGGTTGTTAGCTAAAAGGAACGTCGTCGCTTAATATCTTAGCGCTGTCCTCAATTATTAAATCTTTTATCATTAATGTGTTATAAAATTTACCCTTATATTCTCTACTTTTTATATAAAAGTTTATGTTAACAAACTGACCAATAGACAATTGTCGTTTGGTTTCTATTAAATCAATTTTTTCTTTTCCAAAGATCTCAAATTGCTGAACATGACTAAAGCCCGTGTCTGATTCTTCAATCGTTATTAATTTCTTGACATAATCACCCTTTTGTGTGTTTATGGTTTCATTTTCAATGTTGGTTATTTCACCTCTAAGTTTATACATAATTTTAATTTATTGATTATTACTTCGTTTGAATGCATCGCTTTCATCTTCTCCGAAAACTTGATGTTGATAAAAACCTGCTAATTTTAAAACCGCTCTTGACATTGCTCTCTTTTCAGCAATAGCGACGCCATAAGAATTTTGGTTGTTTTGTGGTGAACACTCTCCAAATGTTTCGATGACTTGATCACCCATTCTGCCAGTTGCTTTTATTATAATATATTTTAAATCATTTGAATTATACATCAAATCATAAGTAATATCTATATTATTAACGGCTTGGATCTTATCAATTCCAGAGCGTGTTATAATGTTGTAAAACTTGTGTTTAAACACGTCTTCTTCTGTTAGATTATTTTCTTTAAACAATCTATTTAAAATGTCTTTTTTTGTTTCCATATCTGTTTTTGTTTAAATATAATTTTTTTTTAATCTTCATACAAGCAGTCCTCGACCTCTTGCATAAATTCTTTTGTGATTAACTTTGGCATACTATCTGCATCAACAATCTCTTTGCCTTTGTAGATCTTCATTTTAAGGTTGTCAATAAAATCTCCTCTTTCTGCATTATCTATAACAGACTGCCAATTACTAAAGTTTCTCATATTATCAAATAATGCTGTTCTATAACTTTTGTTTTCATCTTTGAAATATATGTGAAACCACTTGCCACCATGTTTAGATGTATATTGTTTACCTACTTTTACAAATTCTAATAATTTCATAATTTTTTCTCTTTTATATATTCAATTAATTTTTCTCTAATATAGTCCATGTCGATCCATTCATGGAACTCATAAGCTGGAATAATGACTGTAAACGGTTCTCCGTCTTCATCTTTTCCAGAAAGCCACACTTCGCCGTCATTACAAGCAAACGTGTCTATGTCGTATAAATTTTTATATCTCATCATAATTGTTGTCTCTTCTTATTTGTTGTAATTGTTCCCAATCCTCTCGGTGCAGATCATCTTCTTTGTAATCATCAAAATCTTCTAAAAAACCTTCTTCACCATTATAATGTAAGGTGTAAAAACTTTCTAAATAGTCACCATTCATCATTGCAACTTGGTAATCACTGTTTATTAAAAACACATTACCAGAATTTTTATTCATCATTACTTGCACTTCATCATCGCAAAAATCTTTTGGTAAACCCTGTAATCTCCACGCTCGTAATAATTCTTCTGCCATTTGTCTTTCTCTGCTTCCAAATTCAGCTAAATCTGTTGTTGTCATATTTATCTATTTTTTTATTGTATGAACTCCTATTGCTTTAAAATACATCTCGTTGTTTCCGAGTTCAATTAAGAAATCATCGAGCTGTGTGTCTGTTCCTTTAAATTTTATAAATCCAGATCCATATTGTATGTCACAAACATTTAAATATGGTATCATAGAATCTTTTTCTATAACACCGCCAAAATATCCTTTGCCTTCAATTCTAAATTCTTTTATTTCTTCTTCTTTATCATCATCATAAGTTTCACAATGTTCTTTACATTTTGAGCAGCAGTCTAACTCATACCAATATCTTGCGTTGCAGCATTTACTTAATATCATTTTTAATCATTTTTTCAAAATACCAAGTTGCATCTAACCTGCTATTTATTAGTTTATAATCTGGGTTATTTGTTTCAAACATAACGGCAGACCTCATACCGTCAGGTGTTTCTGTATTAAATTCTTTTATATGTAATTCCATTATTTCTTGTCAATTAAGTTCCACAATTCATCTAGATCCTTTTTTCTTTGTTGCATAATTTCTTGCGACATATTGAACCAATAATTCTTGTCTTGTTCTAGTCTAAGAATTGTTTCTACTAAAAACTCTTTGCTTAATTGCATTAGTTTTTCTTTTTCATATAATGATTTTTCTTGCATTTTTTCTCTATTTTAATTAATAACACAAATATACGAAACAAAATCCGTTTCTGTCAAGTATTAAAATTTAGGGCTATTAACAATTTTATGAACAAAAAAAAAGAGGGAGTTCACCCTCTAAAAATCACCCCTCTATGTAATTTGATCGAACCACATAATGTGAGGTAAGTAATTATTTTCTTTAAAACTGATTGAGAATATTATCAATCAATTAGTATAAATATACGAAATTAAGTCCGTTCATGTCAAGCTTTTTGGTGAAAATCTTTTGTAAATAGAGAATAGAAGAGCACCCGCTGAACTCGTTAGCGGGTAGGAGTTGACATAAAACCCACTGCGAGTGCCTTCTATTTTTTCAACTTCTTTATTAGTTCTTTAAAATCTTGTCGCATACTTTTAAGATCATAAACCTTTTTATTGTTCTTATCATAAGTGTAATATGCACCAAGTTTAAACTTTTCACTGTAAATATGCTTTCCCATATATCATAGTTTAGTTATAACTCCATTAATAAATTTATACCAAATTTTCCAGAATTCATAATCACACCAACACCAACTGCGGGTTTTTTTCCGTATTTAGCGTATGCCATAGCGTAGCTTTCGTGATTAATTCCGCAACCAACTTGCATGCCAAAAACTCTGAAATTCTGACCAACATAGTGCTCGCAATATGCTTGTGTGTGTAAATGACCTTGCACCGTATTCATCATATCTGCACGGCACTTTGTTCTCGCTGTTCCCCCTTCACCGTGTAAATACTGCACTCCGTCTTTTACATATCTTTCGACAAAGTTCCATTTTGGCACATTTAAAACATCTTTGTATGACTTGATCCACTTGCTAGGGATAGCAGACGTTTGTGCTTTTCTCATAATCATTCTGTCGTGGTTTCCGATAATAACAGTAGCAACAGGAAATGCTTTATGCCATCGTTCAATCCTTTTTATTGCAAACTCAAGTTCGTCAGCACCCCCCATTCCATCTGCACTCGTCTCATGGTATGAGCTGTAGTGGTTATCCAGAATATCACCAATAAAAACGACTTCTGTGCAGTCGAATTCATCATATTTAGCAATACAAAAATCAAGGTATTTATCTAATGAAAATGGCTCGTGTAGATCTCCAATGACTAGAACATTATTTAAGCCGTTGCCTTCGGTTAGGCGTAAATCTTTTATTAAGTCGTGTTCCGACTTTGTTAATCGTAATCTATATTCTTTTAATTGTTTTATTTGTTTTTCACTTTTTCAATACTTCGCCCACCAAAGTAAGCACCGATCACCGTAATTAAAGTCAGCTGTAAAAGGTCAATCCAGTTTTCTTTAACTGAAAAACTAATCACACCACCCTCAATGAAAATTAATATAATGGTAGAAACCACTAAAAATGCTAATGTCAAAGGTCTGATGTTTGCGGGAAGCCAACCAGCTTTGTTATCAGATTCCCACCTTCTTGTAATTTGTTCTTCTGCTTTTGCTCTTGCTTCTAAGAACAATGCTTCAAATTTAATTTTTAATTCTTGCTTTTCTTCTTTGGTCGTTGTTAAGTTGTCAACCAAGTTATTAACATCCAGATTAAGATTGCCAAATAATTTATTTAAAAAATTCATATTGCTTTATAGTTATGTGTTATATCTACATATTTAGTTTTGTTGTCCTCATCTTTATATGCTTTTAAAATCTGATTTCTATTGTTATCACAACTAAACGAAACGTGTATCCATGAAAAGTTAAATTCTTCAATCAATTGGTCAAACTCACAATTTTGTATAATTGTGTCCATCAAAAGTTTGTTGTTCATTAATCCGTTTTTATGGAACTGAATGTCCGCCGCCATTCCAGAACAATGCTGACTTCGTTTTGAAGATCCTATTGCAACGGACAAATCTGGGTGGCGAAATCCAGATGTTATTCTAATTGGACCAATTTTGTCGCGAACAGGTTGCAAGACGTTATCGCACAAATCAATGATATTTTTAATGTCGTGATTGTCTGGAATATTTTTAATTCCAAGGCGTTCTGCTGTTGCACTTCTCACAAACTCCGATAAATAAAAATTTTCTGATAATCTCATCATTCAAATTTTTTAAGCATTATTTTGTCCACTTCTTTCTGTATTTCTTTTGCAGAAATCTCTAGTTGCATCATTATGTTTGCAACATATCTTTTCACCTCAACACCCTCGTCTAGTATTATTATAGTAGGCACAGAAATAATGTTATATTTTTTCTTTGCGTCTGGATCATGACAAATAGTAATGTTTTCTGTTTTACATTCTTTTAATTTAGATATTTCAACATTGTTATCTGCATTCCATTCACTATTAAAATGAATTACAGAAACTTGACCACAACAAACACCAAAACCAAAAAACAACAAAGCAAGTAGCATTAATAAAAGAACATCTAATTTCATACTATTTGTTTAAATTATAAATTCTTTCGTCAATAGTATTTAGTTTGGTTTCTATTGCATCAAGTT